GACATTAGATAATTATGAAACCCCATTGCTCCAATTCCGAGAGCACGTTCTCTGTATGCTGAATAAGTAGCACGGGCCAATCCATCGGGGGCGTAGTCAATAAACCATTGAACAACATTATCGAGGAATCGAACGAGATCGGCAACAAGGGTTGTGTCTTTCCATTCATCATATTTCTCTAGATTAAGACTAGACAGACAGCACACAAAAGTGCGATCAGGAGAAGTAGGGAGCGAGATTTCACTGCAAAGGTTACTACCAAAATTACGGAGTCCAAGAAGACGCTGAGGCTCAGGAAGAGCATCGTTAGCAACATCAATAAACCACAAGTAAGGCTCACCTGTTAACTCCCTAGCTTCAAGTAGGCGTTCCCAGAGGTCTCTAGCTCGGATTGAATCTTTAACTTCGCCAGAATGAGGGCATCGGAGCCGCCACATTTCATCATTGTCCACAGCAATTCTAAAATCACGAGTAATGTTAACTGCATTGTGAACCCCTTGTCGATTATCAATCTTACGTGCATTATCGCCACCACTAGGACGGCGCATGTCAATAAACTCTACGATATCAGGATGACTAATATCAAGATATAGGGCAGTACTCCCACGCCTAGTACGACCTTGACGATAATATCCCATAATACCGTCAACAGTTTTGAAATACGGAATAGGTCCAGGAGCTTTATCAGATACCGCCCGAATCCGAGAATGCAAAGCAGTACCACCACCCATAACACTAAGCAGAGAGAGTTCAGAAGCAGCATCAATCTGCCCTTGAATTGTGTCTTCTACGAATGCAGCAAAACAGGCAATGGGCATGGCCTTAGGTTCAAGGCCCACCCACGCTGCTTTACGCTCTAGTTTTGCTTCTTCTGTGTTGCTCCAGAACTCTTTGCTTGTATGTCGTCCATTCGTTTCCCAATGTCCGTCCACAGCATTACTAAACACTGGACTGCTATAGAAGAACCAATGCTGCGAGGCAGCTTCATAGATTCGCTCAGCAAGGGCAGCATCGCCATAGCTAAAGTTGTTGGCTGCCCTAGCGATAGCTTTCTGGATTCCTTCTCTGCCATCCGAATAGTATTTCTCAACCAACGCTTTCCCTTGGGCGTTAAAGTTGGCGTCCCGTTCAAGCTTGAGTTCAATTCCATTATACTCTGCCATTAATTGTACTTTTTCTGTAGATAAGTGAGTGAAACCGGCATAATGTCGAATTGGCCTTCAGGAGTTACTTCATTCAGCACGAGGATGCCACGCCAGTGCTTATTTCCCATCGGACCCATATAGTCTTCATCATGCATATAACAGCTTCCTGCGATGATGGAGGTTATACGCGTCCCATCTGCACGATAGGCAGATGCAATCTGAAAGCCTTGCTGATGCCCAGCGATACAGCTTTGATGCTGCTTGTTCAATTGCGCATTAGCAGTCGAAGAAGGACGGCCCGAAAGGCCAGTGACGAAATAATGATTGAAAGCGATCCCGTCCAATATAACAGGGCTAAGGAATTCATGAACATTCCAATTATCATCATTGTAAGCAGCAAGATCGTTATAGCCGATAACCCCTTCAAGCTCTGCCTGCTTATCCACTGCTCGTTGGATTCGTTGCTCATGATTGCCCATAAGAAAATGTCGCTCAGGATTCCAAGCCTTCTTCTTGTTACGCTGTAGTCGGTCAATCTCATCAAGGATTGGCTCATTGAGCGTATACCAAGCCTCATTACCAGCTTCTACATCGTTCTTGTATCGACGCCCTTCGAACTGTCGCTTCCCTTTATCGTAGCTAGAAAGAGAAGGCATGTCCCAAAAGTCCCCAAGATGAACAACAACATCAGGCTTGTGATCGGCAATATAATTACCAATCCAATTAAGAAACGAAACATCCTCATCTGGCTTCACCTGACTATCGGGAATGACCACGTAACGCTTAGTCATTCTTCAACACCTCTTCGATATAGTTGACATTATCAGGATTGATGAATACCTTAGCACCATCCTCTTTTTCCATCATAATCCATTGATTATGCTTATACGATTTGAAAGTTACCGTCTTATACGAGCCATCACGGAACGAGAAGAGATAGGTAGATGCCGGGAAAGGTTTAGCCATTTTGTTTATTTTCTCCAAAATAAATGTTCAGTTCAATTGTGTTACGATCAACCATGCGCCAAGCTGTGATGTTCTCAATACACTTCTGTGCTTCAATAGCCGCTACCTCCTTGATAACGGCTTTGGCTTCATCGAAGAGTTTGTTATAAATCCGTTGTTCCAGTTGTGCCTGCAATCCCTTACGGATAACATCCACTGTCTGTTCCATCGTTCCGGTATATTGAGCCATTAATATTCGTCCTCATGATAGCTCTCAATGAGCTTAGCCAGATAATGTTGAGCCTTCAGCAAGTCTTGCATACCATTCTTATTCTTGTATCGACTAACGTATTTGATTACGTTCCCCTCAAGGTATCCGATGTTGTTGGAGACGATGTAGTCCCAGCATTGAATGGTTCCATCCTTGTAATGCGCCCCACCAACCTGCATGTCATTAGCGACCATCAATTGCTCCTTTAATTGCTTCCCCAATCTCTTCCTTTGTACCAGTAAGAGCAAACCCCTCTTTACGCATTGCAAAGATGAATTGAGCTAGCGCGGCTTTACGCTCTGCTGCTGGAATTGATCGCATGTATCCGCCACTTAGTGCCATCCCCTTAGGACTAAACTTCCCATCACGTTGATGATCCACTACGATATTAGCCATAATACGGCCACGATTCACAGCACGGTCATTAGCATTGTCAAGATCATCGAACAATGAAAAACCTTTATAATAAGCCATTACTTTTTCCTTTTAGATTCGGCACGCTCGTTGGCCGTTTTAGCTTTGTGACACTCGGTACAAAGCGTTTGGAGATTTTCTTTCTCACAGAACATACGATTAATCGTTTCGTCCCAAGAGACGAAGCCGATTACTGGATCAATGATTGGTTCAATGTGATCTACCTGTACGTCCTTACTCGGGAAGGAAACTGCACAGTGCGCACATAGGTAGTGTTTTGCGAGTCGGCCAGACTTGATATTTACCTTTTGCCCCACAAGAGACGCATTCAAGGTCTCGTATTTCGGAGGCCACTTTCTGCTCGCTGCTCTCAGAGCGCTCTTCACAAAGCTGTTGAATCGTGAACTTGTCCATTGTCCGCCATTAAACGTGTCTCGCATATTCACCGTGATATTTTTCTCTGGCATTTTTAGCCACTATTGCGGCCTCCTCTAAAGAGTTGTATGAGCCAATAACTTTATACTTGCCATCAATAGACAATCTAACAGAGAACTTACCCGTGTCTTTTCTAAAAGACACATTCTTAATTCCAGTAGCGCTGTCTTTATGAGCGGATGTATTTAGCATATTTTGAGAACGGGTTGCCAACCTCAGATTGCTTGGCCTGTTATTGGAACGATCCTTATCGATGTGATCGATATCTATTTGAGGAAAATACCCATATAACAAGAACCAAACAAGACGATGTGCTTGGTAGTCTGCGCCATCAATCCTAACTCGGACGTACCCATCGCAATTCCATCCGGCAGGTAGGCCGTTTTCTACGTAGAAAAATTCTCCTGTTTCTTCGTCAAAGGTAACAACTTCTTTCAATCTTTTCTGTGAAATCATCTTCTAAACTCCAAAGTTCTGGGCTTCCGTCTGAATTAAGTTGGCGAGTGAGCCAAAGAAGTTGTCCTTGCTCCGTCAGTTCTTCTTTCCATCTATCTCGAAAAACTGTCTCGTACATACTAATTACTGCCGAAAGTCCATCTTTATAACAAGATGTTTCAGATAAACATTCAAAAGCTGCTACTGGTCCGCACTTTGGAAGTCCGGGTACTGAGTCAACTACATCGCCAGTTAAGCACTGTGAGAGGAAGAATTTTGGACCATAGCCCTCAATTTTCTTCCTGTTCTCACTAAGACTAAGCATTCCATAACCAGAAATGTTGAAAGGTCCAAAGGAGGCTTGCTTACCAATCTCCCACCCGTAATTCCATCCAAAAAGCTGCTTGTGATCTTTATCTCTAGTGCAGATAATGGAATCTCGTAGTTCGATTCTAGAAGTTTGTTCAATCGACATAAGATCGTCTGCTTCAAGACCTTCCACAAGTCTAAATTCATAGCTGGATTGCAGGTACAATCGGATTCCAAGCCAGTGAGTTGGTTTAACTCCCGCCCTCTGCTTGTACGGAGTGCGTTTCGCAATAGCATTTCGGAAATTCTCCTTTCCTGTGAAGAACATGATTGATGGTTCAGTTGCTTCACATTGTTCCTCAATGTACTGGATTCGTTTCTCCAGCATGTCTTCTACGGTGTTCCAGTGGGGAATCCCATCACCATCTGGATGGGACCCCTTATAAGCTGTCTCAGCACCGAACCCGATCTCGTACGAAAGTACGTCTGCATCCACTAAGCACTGAATGATTTCCTCCAACCTTTGTGAGATTTTCGAAAACCACCGTGAACTCTTACCAACATGCCTTGTGACAAATTGTTTTCACGGCAGTACTTTGTTAAATTAACAATCGTAACTTCATCCCCCTCTGGATTGATGAATTTATATTCCTTTGCCTTAGAGTATTCTTGATTGTAGCTTTTAGAACACCATTCTAAATTTTCTACTAATGGATTCCATTTATCTTCATCTTTGTGATTTACTTCAGGGAGATTATATGGATTTGGCAGAAAATGTTCAGCCACTAGACGATGAATATTAAAATTTTTCTTTTTACCTTCTTGATTGTAAAGAGCAACGCCGGGGTACTCTCCCCTTTTCTTCCACGTTAGCTCTTTCCTTTCTCGGAAAATAAGATGAATACGATTGTTGCGCCCTCGTCTCGCTACCCATTTCTCTTTGGAGAAGACTTGGCCCAGAGTGTTTATCTCGTACAAGTCTTCATAACCATTAATGTCACATTGCATTACCACGGCGCATCATCGTCCGCACCTGCCTCTTCTTTAGGTTCAGGAATTGGATCAGGCTTCTTACCTTCCTTTTTCGGAACTTGTTCTTCCTTCGGAGCTTCGTCCTTATCGGCATCGCCCAATAGCGCTTGCAATTTGCTGCTCGCATAACCAAGGTTCCCCTTAATCTTATTCTTCAGCCAGTCAGGCAGAGAGTTGAATACATCCAGATCGGGCTTATCCAGATCAAACACTTTCGTAGGATTCTTCAACTCCTCAAGCTTCGCTGCATCCTTGGCACGCATCTGAGAAACGCCTACAACGTTAATGAACGTCTTCTCTCCCTTGTGAGTTGTGGTGAGACTGACATTCAACGGGAAGCCCACCATCTGGCTAAAATCCCCATTCAGGAGGCTATCCGGATCAAGAGCAGCAGCCAGCTTCGTACTCTTCGCACGATCAGCAACAATCGGATGAAGAGGAATTTCATAGCTCACCCAACGGGGCTTGTCCTCAAGCTCCTTGCCGTCCTTATCAAGCATGAACGTGTCACACAGTTCAAATGTGAAATAGACGCTATACTTCGGTGCAACTGGAGCGCCTTGGAAGTCACGCTGAGGTTGCAAACCAAGATCAATCACCTGCACCAGACGTGCCGGATAAACACCATCCAAATCTTCCTGCTTCTCTGCAAAGTTGCTTTCTGCACGACCTTTGCCTTTAACTGCGCCTGCATTAATTCCCAATTTAGTTTCCTTATTCAATAATGATGGTGTTTTCGTCTTTCTCTACAGCGGCTGTGATTGGAGCGAAGTAGTGACCACCATATTCACCAACATTCACCCAAATCTCAGCATCTGGTGGAAGTTTCTTCAGCTTCTCAATCAATTCAGCGCTAGTCATTAGATTTCTACCTCACCGTATTCATTAAGTTCGGGTTCAGATAGCTCTTCTCGTGTGCCCTCTCCATAATATTGAACAGGTACAATGGGGAGGTCTTTATCAAATTGTCTAAGCAAAGTAATCAATTCACCTACGGTCATCAATGAACCTCGAACCAGTTTAAGCCGATCTTTCCTTGACCGACATGTGGACATTGGATATTGTAGAACCGTCCAGCCCAAGCAATACCCTCTTCAGTTATCTTCTTTACATCTTCTGCAATGTCTTCGTCACATTCAAATGTATATTCATCATGGTAGAAACAGACAGCGAACACCTGTTCACCATATCGATACTTTCTTTTAAGTTTAGCAATCGTCCAGTTGTACGCTGCTGACATTTGAATAGCTTCATCCGACTGAAGCAGATACACCAGAAGCTGGTGTTCATAAGACACTTTGATTGGACGACCATCCAGTCCAATGATATATCCGTCGTAATACTCCCAACGGTTCCATTGCGGATTGTATTTTCTCTTGGCTGTCTTTCTCCATTCCTCAACAAGCCTGTCTAGCAAGTCTTTAATAGCTGGCAGGTTCTTGAAGAACTTCTCTTTCAATGCCTTACCATGTGCAGCAGAGCCATTAACAATCTTTCCTGTCTTGGCATCCCCTGCCCCGAATAACACTCCATATTGAAATGTCTTGGCATTGTCACGAGTATCCAGACCAGCCATCTTCTGAGCCAACGTATGAACGTCTGTACCGTCTTCCTTACGTCCCTTTATGATTGCGTCAAGGTACGCTTGGTCCCCCATTCTTGCAGCCAACTGTCGAAGCTGGTTTTGGTCGGAATCGGTTGAGACCAATACTCTTCCGGGAGGACAAGTAAAGATGCTTCGCAACTCTTTTCCGAAGAAGGATTTGGCTGCTGGGATGTTGACGATGTTTCTGTGTTGCATTCGTCCTGTGACAGCCATACCCGCAATAGCGCTGCCAATTCGTCCATCTGGTCGGACAAGAGCTTGGAGTCCTTCAAGGAGAGAGCGTCTATGTCGGCATTGGACACGCTTCGCAACAAGCTGACCAGCTTCGCCTTCGACGCCCTCAAAGGGATCGTCCTTTGAAAGCTTTGGGCTTGTTCGTTCACCAGCATCATTTGTGTTCCACTCCTTCGGTTCCCATCCTGCCCTCAACAGAAAATCTACAAGTTCATTACGACTATCTAGATTAGTGCGCCTAAAACTAATACGACTAAAGGGACCGCCAACAACATGAATCCGATCAGGTTCAAACCATTTACGGCTTTGCTCGGAGTATTCACCACTTTGCTTGAAAGGCTTTGCCGCATATGTATATCCTCCGGGCTTCTTATATTCTTCAATCTCCAGTACCAAGGGCAATAGAGGCTTAACCTGTTCATCAATCTCATCCATCATCTTTGTCAATGTGACGATGTGTTGAGCCATTAGCTCTTGATCTACAAGCCAGCCGTACTGTTCCTGTTCTTGGAGATTTTCGAATAGTTTGAAAGTCAGGAGAAATGCATCTCTCCATTTGCCACCGGAGGATGCGGCTTCCTTCATCAGTTCGTGGTAGACGAGCCGATTGATTTCCACATCTTCAGTACACCGGTGTAACATTGCTGGAGAATAAACATCCCAATCTTCATGCTCTGGTTTATCAACTCCGACACGCACCCCCCAAGCATATATGCTATGAGGACCAGCAGACCGAATGATAGCGTTAGGAGGGAGCATACGATCCGGATTAAGAGCACGCGACATGAGTAGCGTGTCAACCTTCTTGCCTTTGTACACATATCCATACACCTTTTTGAGCATTGGGAAGTCATACCCAATAATGTTATGTCCAATGATTACGTCACATGTGTCGAGGAAGCGAAGCATCTCAGGGATTTGTTGATTGTCAAACTTCTCAACCTCCTTCCCATCCAGACTCTTGAACACACCACAATGCGCCGTAGTTACTGTATCAAGAAGTCCATTTGCCTCACTGTCCCATACACGAATCCGCATTAGACGGGGTTAACTAGTTGTGCTAGAAGAGCATCACGCT